CCGCCCCTGCATCTGAGCCATTTTTTCCTCCAGCTGCAGAATCTGCTCATCCAGTTCGGCTTTTCTGGAAGAATCCCGTTCTGCGACATGCTCCTGCACCTTCTGGTAGACCATCCGGAATTCCGAATCGATCCATGCGCTCTCCCCGTTTTCTTCATGATCGCGCTTGATGGCGTACAGCATCTCCATGAAACTCTGCTTGACCGCTGTCTCATACACAAAATGGGAAGGGCACTTTGCATCTCCTTCGCCAATATAAATCGGATGCCAGGCAACATCCGGGTCTGCTTTTCCCATAAATGGCCCATCGTTGGTCGGTGAGGTATCTTTTAGACTTGAGCACCGCCAAACGGGATAGGTGTAATAATACCGTTCATAGTAGTCATCCGGCGAACTCCCCTGTGCCAACAGCTCACTGCGGCAGGCATCCAGGCACCTGTCATCCTCGAAGTGCGTGGCTCTTGCCTGCAGGGTTCTGCGGTAAAAGGGGGCTCCGCATTTTCCGCATACCAGGTTATAAAAGACATCCTTGCCCACTCGTTTTTCCCGTTTTTCATCCTTCTTTTTCGTTCGGTTTTTCTTTCTGTGTGCCAGGATTTCCTGTGCCCGCATCCATACCGCGCGATTGATAATCGGGACATGGTGGTCCGTCACATAAAATTTCGGAGCTTCTCCATTGTTTGGAATCGTCTTGTGGCTCAGGAAATCGACGGTAACCGTTTTCTGCATTTCGCAGTCACCAACATATTTTTCATTCCGGAGGATAAAATCCACACTTTCGCTTTGCCATTTTGTCCCTTTGGATGAAGGGATTTCCTTTTCATTCAGTTCATTGCTGATTTTGTAAGAAGATTTTCCCAGAAGGAACTCATCGAAGATGAACCGCACCACCTTGGCCTGTTCTTCTACAATGACCCAGTCCTTATTCGTCTCACCGTCCGTATAACCGTAGACCGACCGTGGATTTCCAAAGGCAATCCCTTCCTGAAACCGCTTTTGAATACTCCAACTGATATTCTTGGAAATTGAATTGCTTTCTTCTTGTGCCAATGCTGAAAGGATGGTCAGGAGCAGTTCGCCAGACGCATCCAGCGTGTCGATGTTCTCCTTTTCGAAGTATACACCGATTGGCGGGTCACACTGCCGAAGCTGTCTCACGCAGTTCAGCGTATCGACCGTATTTCGTGCAAATCGGGAAATGGACTTTGTAATGATGTAATCGATCTTCCCGTCCAGCGCATCCTGCATCATCTGATTAAACTCGGTGCGGTGGTTACGGTTGGTGCCGGAGATTGCTTCATCTGCATACATTCCGGCAAAAGTCCAGCCTTCTTTTTCATTGATCAGCTTCGTGTAATAGCTTTTCTGCCCCTCATACGAAGTCTGCTGGGCAAGCTCATCGGTTGAAACACGGCCGTAAGCGGCAACCCGAATGTCCTTTGCCTTTTTCAGCTGACCGCCGGCAGACACTCTCCGCTTCGTTGCCGGAATCACCTGCACATTGTTTGCAACCGTCCCTTGTGTCATTTGTCTGTTCATCAATACTTCCTCCTTATCATGCCAGGCTGCTGATAGCCCTCAAATACGCTGTCACACTCCACTTCCGTACAGGTGTCATCAAACCAGTGGATTCTAAAATGTTTCGGTGAAAAAATGGTAACGGAAAGCACAAAGGCTTTCACATACGTTCCAACTGCTTCATCCAGAAACATCTGCGTCCCTCCCGCCAGAGAATCCAGCCATTGCAGCGTTTTCTCCCGGATTTCATGGGTCTGCTCCAGCTTCTTCCAGTAATCTTCCATGTACCGGACCTGTTCGGCCTGTTGCTGGGCTTCATGTTCCAGCTTCTCCAGCTGTTCCTCTTCGTTGAGAAGTCTGTCTTCTAATTCTGTGACCGCTTCTTTTTCTATCGGTTCTCCCAGCACCTCACTTCTCACTTTTAAGGCTTCTTTTTCTGCCTGAATATCCCGGATGTGCTGGTGGGCATCCCGAATGCTATAGTTCACTGCAGACAGCTGGCGTTTCAGAAAATCCCCTTCCTGCTCCATCTGGTCGAAATCATGGATCTCTCTCAGCTTCTCACTCAGATTCCTTAATGCCTGATTTCTCACATTATCAATAGGAGCTTTGGAGATCATCTGCATAACCTCATGAACTTCTGCATCCATCTTCTCACCCAGCTTGAATTTTTCGGCAAATGCCTTGCGAAGCAGCGCCTGGATCTGCTCTTCATAAACCGGCTCCATCCGGCAGCGCTTCTGTCCCTGTTGGGCGAGCTTCGTTGCACACCGCCAGATGGTTGTCCTTGTTGTGGAATGGCCTTGAAAATACCGTCCGCATTCTCCACACAGCAGGAGTTTGGAATAGTTCCTTTCGTTTCTTCCTTTTTCAATACCCCTGTACTTTGCCGTGTATACCTTCCAGACTTCCTGTGCTTCCTGCCATAATTCTTCCGAAATGATAGCCGGATGATGATTTCGTATCAGGTATTTCGGCTTTTCCCCTTTATTGACCTTCTGTTTACGCCCATTCCTGTGATCGGTGTAGGTCTTCTGACAAAGTACAGAACCGCAGTAACGAACGTTTGCGATCATGTACCGAACATCCGTTGCCGTCCACCCCCGCTTATCTTCTTCCTTTAGTGTGCCAGCTGGCAGCACAGTTGGCTTCCGCTTTTGCCGCTGTCTGCATCCGCTGTTCGGCGGCTGGATATGCATGGCATCCAGCTTCTGGGCGATTTGTGTGAAGCCTAATTCTTCTTTTGTAAAAAGTCGGAACACCATCCGAACAATCTCTGCTTCTTCCGGGATGATGAACACTGCCCGGTATCGGTATCCGTTCTCGTTCACTGTATACTCCCCTTTGCGGAATTCGTATCCGTAGATATCCTTGTTGCAGACATTTCCGGCCGGAAACCTTTTCTGATTGCTCCATGCAATGTTTGCTGAAATCGAACGGCTCTCTTCCTGGGCAATGGCGGCCAGCGTAGTAAGTATGAACTCGCTGTAAGCATCCGCTGTATCCATCGCTTCCCGCTCAAACAGAATCGTGACATTGTTTTCCTTTAAGGTCCGTAATGCCACAAGAAAGTCCTGCGTGTTTCGGGCAAAACGGCTGATGGACTTACAGATCACTCGGTCAATCTTCCCCTGCTTGCAGTGCCGGAGCAAACGGTTGAATCCTGTCCGTCCTTCCCTGCTTGTTGCGGAAATGCCATGATCGGAATAAATGCCGGCAGATGTCCATCCCGCATTTCCTGCCAGGAGTGACATAAAGTAGCGTTCCTGCATTTCATACGAATCTTCCTGTGCCGGATTGGTGGAGGAAACACGGATATATGCGGCGACCCGAACAGCCTTCTCTTGGCTTGCTGCTGGCACCGTCGGCATTGCCGGCCGGCATTCCTGCATCACATCGGATGCGAGCTGGGAGAAGTCTTCCATACTCTCCGGCTCATTCACCGGCATTTCTTTTACTGGTGCATAGCTGGTTACGGGCGGCTTCTTTTTCTCAGCCCTGACTTTTTGCATGGCGGCAAGGATCTGCGCCACCGATTCACTCTGTTCTGCCTTTTTCTTTCCTTTTGCTTCCGGCAGCTTCATCTTTGACATAAGATCATTCAGAAAAGCATTTGAATCCATATCGTCCTCTCCTTTCGTCAGATTTTCCTTCCGAAAGGAAAACGTGTGGTAATGCCACCGCCTTTTCCTATCTTCGGGTAGTGACATATTTGCTCTATCCGGCACTTATAGCAAGTGATATCCGAACTATAAATCGTAGAATATACACCCATATAATCGGGCAAAACTGACGATTGCGTTGTATGTAAAAAGGCTCTCCTTTTCAGGAAAGCCCATGAAGGTCAGATACGCGCTGCGAAGTCGAGTGCAATCCAGCCTGCACCGGATTTCAGCTTGCCCCAGCCTTTCACAGAACCAGCACCAGCAGATTCTGCCACGATGGTGAACACGCCCCTTCCGGTGTAATAACCGGTCTTGCCGTAGTTTGTGCCTGGTCCTTTACGGATATTGAGGTCATTGATGGACACTCGAACCGCATACGGCACAGATGCAGTCTGATTCACAGGATAGACCGCCTTTCCGGTCGGGTCAAAAACCGTATACCCCGGATTCGCATCCGCACACTGCTTCGCATAGGACAGATCATGGAACGCCCCTTTCTGGGAAGCTGCATTCTGCCAGCTCTTACGCACACGATACCAGCCAGAGATGATACTTTCATGGTTCTGGGTTGCAGCATTATACTGTGTCAGGTTCCAGCGTTCGATGATATTGCAGAGATTCTGCACATAGGTGTGGCTGGTGGCATAGCCGCCATCCTTGATGATCTGCACAGCCTTCTTGTAATCCGTGCATCCTGCCAGACCTTCATAACGTTTCCTGCTGCCATTCATCGCACCGAGCAGATATGCCGCATGGTCGGCAATGGAGTCCTCCACACAGGCGTACTTTCGGAAATCAGCGGTGATCGTGACATAGCTGCCATCGGCATTCTGCTCCTGCGTTTTCTTGGTATAGACCGACTTGCCATCCCAACTGCTGCCGCTCCAGCTGTTCCCGGAAAGCGAGGTCTTCATGCCAAAGCAGTTATTAGCATTCTGTGCCAATTCACTCTTACCGTAGCCGGACTCCAGAATAAACTGCGCCATCGACACACAGGCAAGGATGCCGGACTGCTTCTGGTTTTCGGTAAACAATGGACCGATCTCTGCCACTGCCTCGGCTTCAGACAGGTTCTTAAGGGAAGATGCCTGCAGGCCGGATGAAGATGAACCGCCAAGTGCCGCCGTCACCCTTGCTGCCAGATCACCCAGACGGGCGTACAGCCAGTTTCCGGGACAGCTTTTGTTGGCAAACCAGCGATGAACAGTCAGGATCATCTCGTCTGCTGCCGGAGCGTAGTTGAGGGTTTTATTCTTGTCGCCCAGCCATAGGAGCTTCTTCTTGCCGTTACGTTTGCAGATATCGATGCAGAGCTTAACGAGCGAGTTATATACGGCGCTGTTCATCGCATACGGCTCATTCATGTCGCTGGCACATTCGATGGTGACTGCTCTCTGGTCATTGGAATTGCTGGACGAGCACCAGCTGCGGTTCTTCTCCTCCACGCACAGAGAAACACGGCCGTCCGTGCCAATGCCATAGTTACAGCTGGCCTGACGGGTCGGACTGGTAAAACATCCGCAAATGCTCTCTGCAGAAAGCTGGCCTACCACGCAATGCGGCGTGATGCGATCAATGCTGTGTGTTCTCTGTCCGGAATGGTTCGGGGAGAGTTTGGTGTAAACAACGAGTGGACTATTGGTGTATCCCATATCGATTCCTCCTAAAAAAATCGAGACCCGGATCACTCCGAGTCTCGTGCTGTGGTTATTTTGTTATTTTATAATCCCATCCGCTTCTTCTAGCATCCTACAGACGAACTTCATGGCAGACATCGGTTTTTCGCCGCCTGTCCCATTGACTTTCCACGCTACGTTTGCGATCGTAGAAATGGTGCTGAGGACACTACTCTTCTTAGCCCCTTTTTGATTTGCAACAAGCTGTATGAGCTGGCCTGGTATCAGGTTCGGCTGATGCCAGTGCAGGATGATTGCATCCCTCAGATATTCGCAACCCTTGTAATACAATGTGATGCCATACGGTCTTAACACATCTTCTGCCATGAGCACTTCGTTCATTTTCATCACCTCAGCCCTAGTATACAGTTATGCTGTTGGGAATTGAAGTCCTAAAAAAGCGTCGAAATGCACCGTTTACGGGATCAGCAGCTTCATACCGACCCGGATGGCATTGGAAGTCAGACCGTTCAGTGCGCGGATATCGGCACAACGGCTTCCATCCCCCAGTTCCTTCTCTGCGATCTTCCAGAGGTTGTCCCCAGGAACCACCTTATAGATTTTGCTTGCTGTAAATGCGTAGGTGTCTGCACTGTTCAGAACATAAGCCAGACCACTTGCTGCTTCCGGGCATTTGATCTTCAGCCAGCCCGCACAGAACTCCACGATCTCGATCAGCGTATTCTTCTTATAGATGGTCACAACCTCTGCACTGGTATCCGGCATTTCCCGGATATTCATAAGAGTCTTGAGCTTGCCATAGGCGATCGCTGCCGGGAGTTCCTCTGCAGTCGGATACTCTTCCTTTCCGGCTTCCTCTTTCTGCTCATCCGTCACAGGGGTGTCCTTCTCTTCCGAAGATTCCTCTTCCGGTGCTTTCCCTTCCGGCTCGTCCATAACCGGCTTTTCCTCCGCTTCTTCTGCACCCGTGACCGGCACAGCCTCCTCCGGGTAGATCACATTGCCGTCATTGTCAAACACACGGCTGCCGGGATTCTCATCGCACTTGGCCTTTGCATTCGCCAGCAGACGGTATGCGCCAAGCTGGGATGCTTCATCCTCCCAGTCCTCACGCACACGGTAATAGCCGGTCGTCAGCTTTGCGGGATATTCTTTCATACTCATGGTCCGTTCCTCCTAAATAAAATGTGGGAGAGGCTTATCGCCCCTCCCGGTTGATTACTGCTTGTCGATTTTGTCCTGATCGCGCTCGTCTTTCAGCTGTGCCAGCATCTCCTTGAGCTTCTCCGGCACCGGAAGACCGATCACGGCTGCATTCTCGAGACAGCTCAGACCCTCGTTTGCCAGATAGAAGAACACCACAGCGGTGCGGATGGCGGCTCCATTCTGGAGGATCTGTGTGTCAATGATATTGGCAATACCAACCAGCACAAAGATACATACCTTCTTGGCGATACCCTTAAAGCCAACTTCAGAAGAAAGCTCATGCTTGATTGCTGCCGCCAGCACTCCGGTGAAGTAGTCACAGACCACGAACACTACAAGTGCATACAGGAAGCCGTCAAACCCGCCGAAGAACCAGCCCAGGAAACCACCCAGGCCTGCGAACATCCATTCAATCTTGTCGATCACATTCTGCATAATTCCGTCCTTTCCGCCCGTATCCGGGCAATAAAAATAGACAGCCGAAGCTGCCCTTTGATATGGATTATATATAAAAACACGGACAAGCCGTGGGATTTGATTATCGATAGCTGGCAATCACTGCACTGGCATTGAATACTCCGATCTTCTTTGCGCCTGCCGCATTCGGATGCAGACCATCAATCAGGTAGCGGCCATTGGCATTCTTTTTCTCGTAGATGTCACAGATACCACAGCAGAAAGTATCAATGATTTCCAGAGACATCCTGCCGGCAAGAAGTTTCAGATAATCGCCTTTCGCCTTGGACTGTGCATAGCTCCGGGTCGTGATATAGCCCTGGATCGGCGTACAGATATAAATCTTCGCCGCCGGGTACAGCTGCTGCAGTTTTTCGATGCTGTACCGGAATGCTGATGCAAACACCCTGCGGTCCAGCTCTTCGATGGCGACCATTTCATTCTCCGAAGTGAAAGACCCTTCCATATCGCCGGAAGGAACACCATCATTCGTGCCACAGGCGATCAGGATCATATCAAAATCGGCGTAGGCAGTCACTTCCTTGTAATGAGGATTGTTCTTGTCCTTACCTCGGATGAGTTTCTCCACCTGATTTCCCATGACATTGTTATGGTTCTGATCCGGTCCTGAAAAGACCGGGTTGCCATCGTAAACGCTGTCCTCATAATCGCACCATCTGGCACTGGATACCGACAGGTTTACAAACCGCTCCGGCTGGATGATCTCATTGAAGTATCTTACCCAGCCACGCTCCGATGTGTTCAGTGCCGTGATGCTGTCTCCCAAAAACAGGATCTTCTTTCCGGTGAACGCAGATTTCTGCTTCATGACCACCTGCATATCCGTAGACACGGAACTGATCGTTTTGGAAAGGTTCTGCATATTCGCATCTGCTGTTTTGATCGCATCCGCATTTACACGGACCTTTTCCGACAAGGCAGCAAGCTCCTTTGTATTGGTGTCAGCCTGCTCATGAAGGAGGCTGTAATCTTCCCCAAAGTAGCTGCCCTTCACATTGAAGTAATGTGCCTTTACGTTGGACATGGTCATATCGTAGGTGCTGTTCTTCGTGAACACGATCTGGATATAGTCATCCTTATACCCGGCATCTTCCAGCTTTTTGGATGGGATTTCAAGCGTGATCCTCTTTGGTTTTCCATCTGTAGAAGCGATCGACCCAAGGTTTACCAGCTTTGAACCAACCACATAGTATTGCATCAGCTGGTCGTTGCAGTAATCCATCTCGACATAGAGCTTATCAAACCGCTCCGCACGAGGAACTTTAATGCCGCCGCCATAATACCCGCTCTCATACTCCGTCAAAAAATGATGGATGGTTGCTCCTTCATCCACGATCTCCCATTTTCCTTTGGAAAAGACACAGGGCTGGAACGGAACTTCAAGGCTCTGTGACATCAGCGCATCCCGTGCAAGTTTTGCCGCGCTTACACAGGCATCTGCGATTTTATCCTTTGTAACGGTAGCATCCAGGAGTTTCTGTCCGTCCACCGATTTATCCCGAAGCATCGTGCCGGACAGCGTATGGTCGCCAAACGGCATCCTGCCATCCACCTTGAACGGAAAGTAGCCATAAGACCGTTCCGGATATTTACAGTCCACTACAAAAACGATGATATCATTCTCTTTTGGAGAATCCGACCAGTCCGCTGTCACCAACGTCCCTTCCACTGTATCATAGGAAATATAGGTCAAAAGAGCATCCGGGTTATATGGAACCGGCTCTGGTTTCGTAAGTAGCTTATTCCCCTTCGCACCCAGATAGATAAAGTTCCCAGAAAACTCCAGCTGATGCTCTGTGGTATTCAGATTGACTGCTCCTGTATAAGAAAAAGGCATACCGTTGGCATAGAACTTGTCGGCTCTGGACCGTAGGTGCGCACCAAACGAGTCATAGGTCTTTCCTGCCGAATCGACCCGCGCATCCAGGGTCTCTTTGTCCGTAGTCTTACCAGATGCAATGCTGTTCATCCTGGAATTCAGCGATGCTGCACTCTGCTGCATGGCCGTCCGTCCATCCTCCAGCTGCTTCTGTGCATCTGTCACCTTCTTCGCCAGCGTTGTGGTCGTATCACTCAGGCTGTCATTCACGTTCTGCACCGTATCTGTGAGTTTCTGGGTGACCCTTTCTTCCGTTTCGGACACATTCTTGCTGATGCGGCTTTCTGTTTCTGTCAGTTCCGTATGGACGTCCTCTGCTGTCTGGGTCAGATGATCCTCTGCCAGCCTGATCTGCTCACTGAACTGACTGCATACAGCCCAGTAGTGTTCATTGAAGATTTCCGTTCCAGCCG